AAGCCAACAACTTCCCTAAATTCCGCATAGTCTTTGGGTGACCCTGCGGTTAAGAAACTCTGTGCAGACGAGATGTCCTCGCCGATTTTATTTTTAAGCACGTCAAAGACGGTTTTAGCCATACTTATTTTTTACCTTCTGGTTTTTGTGTAGCTTGCATCATACGCGCAAGTTCAAGGTCAACTTTGTTTTCCTCTACACGTTTAGCAGTTGCATCTCGTACGCCTTGTCGTTTGGCATCGATAGCGAGTTCTGCTTTATCGACATTAATTTGTTCTGAAGCAACTTTAGCATCAATCATCATTTTTTGCTGTTTCTGTTTTAGTTCAGCTTGTTTGATCTGTACTTCAGTTTGATCTTTTTGAGCTTTGCGTTGCTCTTCAGCTTGTTTAATCTGCAGCTCTGCCTGTTTCATCTGTATGATCGGGTCTTGCTGTTGCTGTTGAGCTTTCTGCTGCGCGGCTTGTTTCTGATTAGCCTGCGTAAGTTGCTTGCCTGCGTCTGCAACCAGACGTGACAGTTGTACTTCCATATCCTCATCCATCTCCTCGTTTGGAGCGGGTAGTGGTACACCAAGCTTCTCTTCTATCTTAGTGCGGTATGCAAACCCTAAGTGTTCGGCTATATGCGCCTGTAGAGACGCCATAATCTGTTTGGCCTGTGGGTTCTGTCCGATCATCTGAGCCATCATAGGGTCTTGCATGAACGATGTATGCGTAGCGATATGCGCCTCATGGTCTTGGTAAATAAACGCTTTCATAGGTTTGCCTACTAGGGCGTCCATGTTCTCGCTTATCGGATCGGTTGGTTTTGCGTCGTCCTTAGTTGGGACGAGTTTATCGGCGTTCTTTACGCCTAATACTTCTATCATCTGGCGATGTAGTTGTGGTAAATCATATATCTGTGGTGCTTGCGCTGACATTTGCAGGACAGTCTGATACTGTACTACACGTTGCGCCATAGTCGAGTTATTAGGGTCACTGACAGGGATCACGTCCACCATCATGTAATCTTCCCTTTTAGCCCCTACCTCGCCTCTAGCGGGTATATAAGCGTAGTCTTCAGGGGCATACTCCGCCATGATCGCTTTAAGTAGTTTAAACTCTTGCTTCATCGCGTAATGTACGCGTGCTTGTACAGCAGCCATAGGTTTGAGTGTGCGTTCTAATAGAGCTAGTGTAGTACCCACAGGAGCGTTAGCAGACATGTCAGAGATGTCCATATCGCTTATAGCACCTAGGCGTCGTCCTTCAGTAGTAATCTGGTTGAGAAGCGCTAGGAGCGTCTGTGAAGGCTCTTTGTAAGGTAGCGGCATGATGTTGTCACGGATTGACCCTGACGGCACGTCTACGTCCTTAAATTCGCCCGGCTCGATAGGTGTATCATCTCCCTTGATACGCAATCCACGGGACTTTAACCCTCCCGGGAGGTTGGAGAGCGTACCCGCGTCTACGAGTTGACGTATCAAGGAAGTACCGGCACGGGCGTACCCACCGATAATATGTATCAGGCCAAGGCCGTAAAACCCAAATCCCGGTACATAATTATAGTGGACGAAGTGCTGGCGCTTGAGAGTGAGAGGGTCACCCTCCTCGTAATTCCTACGGACCGCCAGCACTTCACCACTTCCACGCTCAATCGTGACGACATATGGTCGAGCAATGCCATCTTCGTCATCAATACCTTCTATAAGAAGGTCGGCGTGTATTTCGTAGATAGCGTAGCGGTCATCATCAGTGAGCGAATAGCCCCCTTCTTCCGCTTTCTTCTCTTCGATGTCTGTGTGGTAAGGCTCTGGCTCTCCAAGGTCTATGTCTCTATAGAACTCTGCGGCCTGTAGCTTCTTCAATTCATTCTTAGTTTTACGCATTACGTGCGTTACACGCTCTGCAGACTCAATATTCGACGCGCCGTAAGGCACAATCACGTCTTCTGCTGAGATGTATATAGCAGCTTGACGCCCTAGATTAGGGTCAAAATACACTTTTTTAAACGCAGAACCCGCTAAACCGAGGCTATACAGCATCCGTTCGTGTTCTGGTCGGTACTCAACCATGTTTTCAGTCAATTCGTAGTTCATATCTGCCATAACACGGGCAGCCGCTTCGTCTTTTTCCTTAGTTTCTATACCAAGTATCTTAGTTTTTACTGGTCCAGCCGCTGGCATGGTCTCACTCATGGTCTCAGCTTGAAATCTTATGGCTGCCTCAGCTAAAACTGTAGAGTTAACGCCACATGCGCCTTCCCAAGGGTCTGTACGTTGCTCATATTTAAAGCCTAATACGTCTAAACCTTTAACAAATGTGTCCGCCCAGTCCTTACGCGCTTCAATATCAGCCTTAACTTGCCCAACAAGTTCACCTGACAGCTCATCAAGGTCGTCTTCACTCATCATTTCGGCTAAATTACCACCAAATTCAGAAACATCCCCGTCCATTCCGGGCATTATGGTGATCTCCATACTACCATCAGACAGAGTTACTGACTCAGGATCGACGATCTCGATTTCCATTTCAGGGATTTCCATCTCTTCCATGCCCTCAAGGTCACCTTCTAAGTCTTTTAACCCCATTGGAGCTGCGTATAGTCCTTTTTCAATAGCCATTGCTAACCCTTTTAATAATATCCGCCTCGGCGTCGTTTAAAGAACCGTTCTTCTTCAGGTTCGTCACTAGGTAATCTGATAAATCCGCCCTGCCTAAACCGCATCAAGGCCATAACTGTAGAGTCCACGAGGTCATCATTACTCATAAATGGAAATCCTGCAATCTCTTCGACCACTTCTTCAGCCCACCGTGTCTCTGGCACCCAGCAAATCCCAGATGCTACTATGTCTGCAACGGAGTTAAGTCTGGCTAACTTATCTCCTGACCCCCTATGTGGCGTGTACTCCGATACTGGTAAGCCCATACGCCGCATCTCTTGATACAAGGCTACACCAGAACTTTTCTTCTCCACAATAAACGAATCAGGTTCCCAGTCATGGTACTCTTCCATCGCAAGTTGTTTAAGTTCTGGGAACTCTATACGCTGTTTTATACTATTTAACAATATAATATTGTAAGCTTCGGTCTCTTCGTTCAAGAAAACACCCCATGTAGTAAGCGCTGTGAAGTCTGCACGGTTATGTTTCTCGGCTGCCGCGTCAAGCGACATGATAACATACTCACACGGAGGTGGTGAGTCCGGTATCCACTTGTTCCACCACTCCCGCTTGACCATAGCGGCCTCTTCGGTAGTAGGTTTCTGTTGATACTGGGAGTTCCACTGGAACACGGGCATTGATGCTTTGGTGCGTAGTAGGGCTTCTAGGTCAAAGAACTCAGGCCATAGAGGTTTCTGCACAGTTTTCTTAGTTTTCTTGTCTTCTATATCTAGTATTGCTGGGAACTCGACCACATTATACTGGTCAGCTCGCTCATTTTTGCCCATATCACGCACCACTCGACCAGTTAGATCATCTAAATGCCAACGTGTCTGTATGATTGCAACGCGACCCCCCGGCATCAGTCGAGTTCGAGCGCCAAAGGTGAACCACTCATAGGCTTTCTCAAATACACCAAAGTTCCCGTTAATTACATCTTGCTCAGAATGTGGATCGTCCACAAGCAGTAGGTCAGCGCCACGCCCAGCCAGAGCAGAACCAATACCACACGCATAATATTCACCCCCGACATTTGTATTCCACCTCCCTGCTGATTTACTATCCTGTGCTAATTTTACTGTGGGGAATATAGACCGGTATGCGTCTAAAGCTATTAAGTTACGAACTTTACGTCCGAAATCCACCGCTAGGTCTGTCGTGTGTGACACCATCATAACTTTCTTGTCTGGGTTCCTACCTAAGAACCATGCTGGAAAGAAGATAGACACAAGCTGTGACTTACCATGTCGTGGTGGAATGTTGACACATATACGGTCTTCATCCCCAGATTCAATCGCCATAAGCATGTCTGCAAGGATTCTGTGGTGCTTTCCCACTATGAACTCCGGCATCATTAACTTACAAAACTCTATTAGGTCATCATATGCACCCTTATTAACGGCTCTGACGCTGAGTTCATCGACCATACGGTCAATCTCGGCAACTTCCTCTTCGCTAAACGAGTCTAAGTTGGCCAACATGACCTCAATCTCAGCTTCATCAAAGGCAAGAACGTCAGTCGTCATCATCAAACCCAAATTCTTTGTTAATATCTATGGCATTCGGGGTCAAAACTACGGCGTCTTCTACTTCAGGCTCTGGATTTACCAGTTTTGCAAGCTTGCTACGTAGTTTTTCTTTAATATCATCAGTAGTTTGGTGTGTAATCGTCACTTCGGACTTCTCTGTGAACAACCCTACGTCTGAAATCTTACCTAGAAGCTCTAATGCACGCATACGTACACGAGGATCGGGGTTTTCAGTCTCCATGACGAGCTTATTGGTCACTAAATTGCGCAATTGCTTCGAAGATTCTACCACAGAGTGGTTAAATTCATCAATTATAGCACCTGTCATCTTAATAGAAGGGGGTGTCAACTTGGCTGCACGTTTGTGTGTCACTTTTCGGGACGTTTTGTCGGGTTCTTGTGCAAATGCGGTAGCTAAAACAGCGGCGACTTCCTTATCCTCCTCGTTTGGAGTGGTGTCTAGCCCATGTTTCTCTAGTTCTTCGACAGTTTTAGCCATCGCAACTGCACGATCTGGCAGATGTAACTGCTTTACTTCATCTTCTAAAGGTACACCCATCTCTGGGGTAAGATTCATTGTCATAACACATCGCAGGTTGTTAACCGGTAACGCAATAATAGGATACAAAAAATTTTTTATCAAGGGTTTTCAAAAAGGGGTGGGGGGTTTTCAAAAAATACCGATTTATTCGTTTGGATTAGTATTACATAGACAAGTGGGACTCCTATCTGACAGCGCGGGGGGTGGGGGGCGTGTACCCTTTGAGATACCTAGATTTAGGGAAGTCCCTAAATGGTATATAATGGTATATAATGGTAAACCTTGCGGTTCTATCTATTGTAAACCTCACATGTACATGTCATAAAGATTATATCGAAGCGGCCAATAAAGGTAATAAGACTTTGATAAATGAAAGGGCATTATTATGTCAAATATTACTATCGCAAACACTACTCTTAAAACTATCAAGGACGCATTTATAGGCCTTGATAAAAAGACCACCGAGGCAAAGCAAGAGTTTGCTAAGAACATGGACAAGGTGGCCAAGGTTATGAAATGGACGGACGCGGTGTCACCGACTAAGGCCAATGTGGCCAATGGTAAATCTACCGCTAGTGCAGAGACGTACGAGCAACTCAAGACCATGTTTAAAGAGGTATTGATAGCACGCGACCTAGCGCATACGTCTACTGACATAGGTAGCAAGATCAAGGATTTAAAGAATGCCTTGATGCGTCGTAAAGCTCCAGAGTTGTATGCACTTACCAACGGTGACATGTCAAAGATCGACAATGTGTCAGTAGACGGCAAGGCCACGCTGAAAGAAAAGCCAGAGCAGACACCTATTGAGAAGGCCGAGAATATGGTCAAAAATCTTAAGAGTTTCCTTGAGAAAAATCAAACCGAGCTTGGCGACAACTACAAGACAATGCACCGCGCTACTCTGCAAATGATGGCAGACTGTAAGATCAAAATATAAAACTACTCGGTCACTCCTTAATTGGAGTGGCCATTTTTTTATGCCTAATGATACCAGTTAATAGTTCGCGTCGCGCATCAGGTGTTGCATACTACAACGCATTGTGCTACAAACACACCACATTGCATACCACTGCTCTACTAGGCTCGCTTCGGCGAGTCTTTTTTTGTTTAGGGAGTTCCCTAAATGATTTGATACCAGTAAGTAGATCGCGTCGCGCCTCACCACAGACACGCGTGTTCCAAGGGGGTTAGCCTACCCCTAGGCAATTTAGGGAACTCCCTAAAACATCTCGATACCAGTAAGACTATAGCGCCGCGCATACGTGACGTGCTAACCTATTGATTTTAAAAGAAAGTTCCAAAAGTTCCAAAGAAGTTCCAAGCATTTCGGGCATAAGTCATTGATTTTAAAAGAAAGTTCCAAAGTTCCATTAATATTTATATATATATACTTCAGTAAAAACCCTAGGAGAAGACCCCCCTCCTCTCCTGACTCTCGCTCTCAGATTTAGACATATACCTTTGGAACTTTGGAACTTTGGAACTTTCTTTTGTTTTCAATATGTTACACAGGTACACGTTGGAACTTACAAGGACTTACTACGTTTACACCCCAAACGATTTATTCTACCACGTATTGACATTTCCCGATACTTGTGTTAGATTGGTTGTATCAATGGCGCTATTGCTATCGATTATACAGCAACCATTTAGGGAACTCCCTAAATCAAACGGAAGGTTTATTATGCGAAACAATACTTGTTCAATGTGTGACAATGAGTTCTCTCAACGTCGCGCTTCACTAGGTTACAACGTATGCCTAGACTGTGGTGACTATCAAGCCAGAAGCCAACGTGCAAACTGGTGCGTAGTACCACTTCCTAAACAAGGCTATACACTAGCCACTCGCAAAGATGATCTATTACACCTTAATCAAAAACAACGGTAACCCCAACCATTTAGGGAACTCCCTAAATCCAAATGAAAGTGAATACTATGACACAACAAAATGCACAGATTGACATTGAAGACTATATTGCTTCATCTATACATGATGAGCTTAGTTCTCTAAATACCGCCCCACAACAAAAAGCACTCTTGGAGTTGATTGAAGAGCCTGAGATACCAAGTATCGCTCACGCGGCTGTACTTGTAAGGTTTCGCGCAACATCGTGGGCGGCACGCTTGAAAGATAAGAAAGCCACACGTAACGCTGAGATAGACAGTAATGCTTCTCGTGGTGTAGCCAACTTAACAAAGAACTTACTTGGTAACTGTGACGAGCTACGCGCTATCCACAAATATATTACCAACGTACGTGACATACACCGATCTATGAGTATGACATGGAGTGATGGTGGTGAACGTCTCGTACCTACGCTACAGTATCCCAAATGGTTAGAGACTATGACCGCGTTGCAAGATGAGTTTCACGTGTTGGTTGATAACTTCATGGCGGTATATGATTGGAAGATCATGGACGCACAAGCTAAACTCGGTGACATGTTCAACCGTGATGAGTACCCAAGCGCAAGTGATGTGCGAGCCAAGTTTAGCTTTCAGTTGTCTTATGACATGCTAGCAGATGGTGGCAACACAGGTGATTGGCGTCTCGACCTACCACATGAACAGATGTCCGAACTACGCAAAAGCACCCGTGAGGGTTACTTTAAAAATATCAAAGGTGCGATGGATAGTATATGGCACAGAACATATGAAACCCTGACTACACTTGTGCGTCAGCTAGATGTCAATGAAGAGGGCAAAGGCAATAAGCTTTATGACTCTGTGTTTGACCGCGCTGTTGAATTGGTAGCTATGATGGGTACATGCAACGTGACAGGTGACAGCCAGATGGAAGCAATGCGTCGAAAGCTAGAAGATACGCTTCATGGGCTAAACCTAGATCAAATCAAGAACTCACCAACCCTGCGTGAAAACACACGGGTAGAACTAACAGCGGCAATCGCCGCACTACCAAGCTTGGATATGTAATGATTAAAGAACTACTTGGGGCGGCGTGTATATTCGCTATGTTATACGCCGCACTATTTATCGCCTATGGCTTCGGTCACTAACTTAACCATTTAGGGAACTCCTTAAATAACAATGAAAGAAAATACTATGAATAATGCAAAACAAATGTACGCACTAAAACTCGACCAGTGTGTCAAATCAGTCGCGGCGGTGGGTCACCTACGTACCATACTTATGCAAGGTGACATGGGCGGTGGTAAATCATCTACATTGCACACGTTAGCAAAGATGTTTCCTAATCACGTACCATGTTACTTTGATTGTACCACGAAAGACCTTGGTGACTTGAACTTACCTAACATGGCAGTGATGAATGAGAAGGGCTATGTTACCTTTGTACCTAACGAAGAACTAGGTGCGCACCTTGGCAAGCCTGTCATTATTATGATTGACGAGCTAGGTAAAGCTAACCCTGCTGTTAAGAACGCACTCCTACGTGTGATGCAAGAACGCACAGTTGGCAGTATCAAGTTACACCCTGAGAGTATCGTGTATGCCACAACGAACAAAGGTGCTGAGGGTGTGGGTGATACGTTACAACCACATGCACGTAACCGCATATCAACAGTGATTGTTCGTAAGACTGACCACATGGATTGGATCGAATGGGGTATCAACAACAACATCGACCCTACTGTACTTGGTTGGGTCAAAGACAACCCACAGTTGTTTGCCTCGTTCGAAGATGTGAAAGACCCGTCTGAGAACCCATACATATTCCACCCAAGAGAACAGCGAGCCGCGTTTGTTACACCTCGTTCATTACATGCGGCTTCTGACATCTTACACGTACGTGATCAATTCGACGACCAGACACTCACGGCTCTGCTGATGGGTACTATCGGTGATCGCGGTGCGATGGACTTGATGGCGTTTGTGAAACTGGCTGATCAACTACCAAGCTTACAATCTATCAAAGATGATCCGATGAACGCGATTGTTCCTAACAGTGCCGCCGCTGTGTGTATGGTTGTGTATCGTACACTTGCCGCGTTGGAGAGTACATGGGTCAATGCGTGGATGGATTACATGCCTCGCCTCGATACAGAAGCACAAGGTATGTTCGCCAATGGTGTACGTGCGCCTAAGTATTCAAAGCAATCTATGGTTATGACTAACAAGAAATTTACCAAGTGGGCTATGGATAACAACTACATGTTCGCCGCAGACAAGAAATAGGAGAGGTATAATGACTAAACATAAACCGTGGACTGCCGCTGATGATGCGGAACTAGTGTTGATGCGCGAAGCACGTACGTCAACGAAAGAAATCGCAATCGCATTGGGTCGAACACCCTCGGCTGTGATGAACCGTATAAGTGCAAAGGGTATACCCTATGGTACGTTATACACAAAGGAACAACTAGGAGGTTTCTCACAAACTAGATCGCGTGAACTAGAAAAGCGTTTAGCAAGTGAAGAGATAGCTTCAGTTGGTATTGAGTTCGGTGAGCCTGATGATTTAGGGAACTCCCTAAATGATGAAGCAGTTACTACTATTGATTTTGGTGACTCGGACGACGATGCAGTTACTATAACAAACTCAGGCAATGCTACTGGTATCAATGAGAATATGCGTGACCTGTCTAAAATACTTAATCAAATGGAAAGAGACATCAAGCCCAAGCCAGAGTGGTGGAAAGCTATGATGTGGTGGAGGAAATAAAATGTTATCAATAGGTAAAAAACTTACACCCGAACAGCGGCTATCAAAAGCCATTGTTGACATCATGGGTAAAGCCCATGCGTTGTCTGGTGTTATTATGATCGGTGATCGTAGTATCGAATACAATGAAGACAAAGTACCAACAGCTTGCACTAATGGGCGTGACGAGTGGTATGGTGCTAAGTTTATTGAACCGCTAAACGATGCGAAACTAAGGCTTCTTGTATTGCACGAGAACTACCACAAAATGTATCGACACCTTACAACGTGGCAACACCTACACAGGATACACCCACAGTTGGCAAACATCGCATGTGATTATGTGATCAATGTGAAGATCATGGACGAGTTCGGTGCAGATGGTTGGGTCGAGATGATCGAAGGTGGTTGCTATGATGTAAAGTATCGTGGATGGGACGCCGCCAGAGTATTCTGGGAACTACACAAACAGTTGCAAAAACCGCCCCGGGGTGGTGGAGGTTCGGGTTTACCTGACAACCAACCGCAGGGTGATGATGGAACTACCCCTGCTGATTCAACTGGTTCGCAAAACACAGGAGTAGGTAACCTACCGCAAGGGTTCGATGCACATGATTGGGATGGTGCGCAAGAAATGACCGCAGATGAACAGCGTGAACTTGCTCGAGAGATCGACGAAGCAATACGTCAAGGTGCATTGGTTGCAGGTAAGATGGGCAGTGGTGGTAACCGCGACCTAGAAGAATTGCTACAACCCAAGGTGGATTGGCGCGAAGTGTTGCGTGAGTTTGTGCAAGATACATGTGCAGGGTCGGACTACTCTACATGGAAGAAACCAAACAGGCGTTATCTAAGCTCTGGCGTATACATGCCTACGGGTATCAGCGAACAAGTAACATGTTTGGCAGAACACAACGACATGTCTGGTTCAATCGGTGCGCGTGAGCAACAGATAATGATTAGTGAATTGGTTGGTATCTGTGAAACGGTCAAGCCAGAAGAACTACATGTAAGCTACTGGGATACCGAAGTGACTGGGTATGAAAGGTATGACAACCACGAATTACATACAGTGGCAGAACGTACCACACCTGTAGGTGGCGGCGGTACATGTGTTGAATGTGTGCCTGAGTACATGAAGAAAAACAACATCAATCCACAAGCGTCTATCGTGTTTACAGATGGTTATTTGTATGGCGGTTGGGGCGAGTGGGATCACCCTGTGTTGTGGGTGATTGTCGATAATGAAAGCGCAAAGCCCACACATGGTAAAGCAATACACGTAGCCTCGGGAGATTTGTAATGAGTAAGATTGGTAACTACGTAGTGGGACTACAAGAGCAAGAGGTGGACGAGTTAGAGCAGATGTTAGATGATGTATTTTATAAAACATTTGGTCGTCGTCCACTCAAAGGCGAAGAGCTTAAAAAGCTACAACGTCGTACATACATGCCCAAGCTAGATGCTGATGGTAAGTTTGTGAGGGAAGAATGACCTTCTGGCACATGCTTATAATATCTTATGCAGTCATACCTGACAGCGGTGTGTTTATCACAAAGGAGTATGTGTACAAAGACTACCACACGTGCATCCAAGCTAGTGATGAAATGTACCCAGCAATATACGCTACTTACAAAGACAGTATGGCAAGTTGCGTAAAGACGAGTCTTATATCTGGTGGTTCGAAGCCACGGTTAAGACCTAAAAACTTAGGGGGCAATCGCGCAAGATAAGTATCGAAACAACAGACTGCCCGTGTGCGGTTTACAAGAATACTTATCTTGCTTGCCCCTTATAAAGACCCTGACAATAACGTCAACTCATTTAGGGAGTTCCCTAAATCAACATGGAGAAAAACTATGACTATGCTTGAAACTAATTTTCAATCTTTCGCGGAAGTGGAAGCACACTACAACAGTATCAAACCACTGGTATCAAAGTGTCACCCACGCGAACAAGACATTCGACCCATCGGAGATCGCAAACGAAAACACGAACGTATTAAAAAGATCAATCGTAATTGCTACGTGATGATGGACGGGTACTACAGCGGTGATGATGTGTTTCGTTGGTGGTTTCTTAATAATGACACCGCGGTAAACATAACCGATAAAGAACTTATTAGGTTAGCTCCTATCGTGTGGCGTAGGCACAAGGACGGTACAGAAACTGTCAAGTTTCGTAATGGTACAGGTCAAGGTCTGCACAATGGTAGGTACTCGTTCATAAAACGTAATACACCGAGTGGAATATGGTTTAATATATCCAATGGTAAACAGTTTGTTAATGGAGTGTATCTCGCAAAAGGTAGCTCAATCACTAAAGATGATTACACAAGAAAACCTGAAGGTAGTGGTTATGGAAGTTGGTGGCAATCTTACGTGAAGGATTGTACATACCGTGATGATGGGTGTGCGGTTACCTTTAAGATTGCTAACAAATCACCTCATTACAAACTACCCGAATGGGAAGTAGTAACTGGCGGTAAGCCGTTACCCAAACCACCTAGACAGGTAGTGGATAAAAAAGCAAAGGCTTCTTTGAAAGAACACATAACTAAATTCCGTGAATGGGGTATGACTATGTACCCGATGTTACCAAAAGATACGTACGAGTATGAACAACGTATGCGTAACGAGACCAAAGAGTATGTAGCAGAAAGAATGGGTAACCCCCACTACTACGCTTGGAGTTTACTAAGTATCTTTCTTGATCACCCTACACTTACGCGTGAGATTGTAAAAGATAATCAACACCCACTACGTCTGCACCTAGCGTATGGTATATTATCAGATTACATGGATCATACCCTACGCTTGGGTGAAGAACAGGGTTTGGACGACAAAGAGATACAGGCAAGAATAATGTCTGCATTCAACCATAAAATCAATCGCACATGCGGTTTCTTATCAACAGTGAAAGGTTAAAACAATGAGTTATAAACATAAGACAGTAGCGGAAGCTACAGTGGAGAGTGAAGATTACGTCGAACGTATGCGTAGGTATAATCAACCCACTGCCGTAAAACCAGAACTTGTAGAATTTCGAACGGCTATCGAAAACAACCACATCAAGACTATGCACCGTAATGAAAACACAGCATACGTATACATTGAAGGTGAACAGATGGTACTTGGTTGGGTTGGCTATGGAGACTTTCAGTCTACAATAACTGGTGATGATAAGTATGTAGTATGTGCAAGGAACATACGTAACATGCGGCACGTTGAAGGGACAGATGAATACTACATGCGTTCAGCACTACGTTTAGATAAAGCTATCAAGAACTGTAAGGCCAACTTGGTACGGTATACGTCTGAAGAAACTGGGTGCGCATTGGCAAAACATCCCAAACGAGATTTCGTAAGGTTGTCCCGTGAGGCTAAGGAAGCATACATGAAAGTGCAGCGAAACATCGGGTTGATGGACAGGACAAATACCGAACTGGGTTTGGAGCTTATAACACTAATAAAAGATGGGTACGTGTTTAGACAGCCAGAGCTTCACGAAAATATCAGTAAACTATCGCACTTGACAGAACAATATAACAAACACTCAAGTAATAACACACGTCCTATGGACTTTGTACGTATCTACAAAAACCCACGCGAAGAGCTACGTGCTGACGTAGTAAAGATGATTAACATAAATGCGTATACCGCATGGGGTAATGATGGACGAATAGCGGATAGGGTATCGGGTAAAGACATGTACCTTGCGGAAACATTACCTGAGAGTATCTTGGGTAAGGTCGCAGTTATGGCTATGTGTGAGGACGGGCAGTTTGTTGAAGACGTTGGCTACAAGGTTGACGACACCATGTTCTACTTCTACCCAGAAGAACCTACCACGTGAGTGTGTCTGACAATAGCACGTACCGTGTTGAGATAGCTTATGATACTAAACAAGTCAATGTGTCGTGTTTTGGTATGATGTGTATTGACAAGGATGCCGAAGGACATTACGATTCTGTGGACGAACTGCCCGTTTGGATGCAAGAACGTTTAGCAACTCTATCGTTGTTACACGTACCGCCGCCAAAGAATGATATAGAAAACATTGGCTGTAGGATTGGCCCTTTTCTATATTGGGTTTACAAATGATTTAGGGAGTTCCCTAAATGAACGGGGTGGTTAACGCCACCCCTCAACTGGTATCAATGGAGAATAACTATGACCCCCGAAGCAAAAGTTAAAAAGACCGCTGTAAAACATCTAAAAGATATAGGTGCTTACTATTTCTTTCCCGCCACTGGCGGTTACGGCAAGAGCGGTGTACCTGATATCATAGCGTGCTACCAAGGATTATTCTTTGGGCTTGAATGTAAAGCAGGTAACAATACACCCACACCACTGCAAGAGAAGAACTTGAAAGAGATCAACGAAGCAGGTGGGTTTGACTTAGTTGTACACGAAGAGAACGTACACCAACTGTCTTTGCAAATGGACAAATGGGTAACCATCTGTAGCAACACCTAAAATAATATCCCAAGCTGTGAGTGGGCGCAATTGACATAGTTTGCATTAACCTCAGCAGTATGGGCAGGGACACTCCATTTCTGTTTGTAATTCAACAGAAACCTTTCAGTCCTTGTGACCATACCGACTAGGCCACGTACGGCTAGTCCTATACTCTGCGTATGGGCATTAAATTAAAGGAGATCACATACATGACGCGTGAAGAAGCCGAAGACAACTACCGAATAAAGTGGGAAAAAC